CCGTACAGAGTTGTAAAAGTTTTTCACGCATCAACTCCGTCATACTGTTGCCCGGAACCTCTACGTCGTCTAAAATCATCAAGTCTGCCCTGCTTCCAGTAAGCTGACCTGTAATACCCACACTCTTTACCGAGGGTGCTTGGTGTGGAGTACAGTTTACGTCGAAGCTTATACGTGACCACCTCGAGTCGTCTGATTTGGGTCGTAAGAAATGTAACCATGGTGTTTCTATAATTAATTTTTGTAAAAAGATAGACATGTTATCTGCACGCTCTTTAGACGCAGAGATAATCATGATCTTTCTTTCTGGGTCATTAAATAAAGTCCATAGCACAAATGCACCAGTAATCCAACTCTTACCCACTCCTCTAAAAGCCTGTATTTGTAGTCTTTTAGGTCCTGATTGTAGGTAGTCCGCTATTGCATACTGTGCCCTAGTAGGCGATGGCAGATGTAACTCATGCCATAACGCCTGTAGGAACAACTTAAAGTCTTGCTGTAATAGGGCTAGGGAATTTTTTTCGGTCATTTCTTCTTTTTCTTGGGTGTGCCCAGAATACGAAACTTATCTCTTTCGTACTCCTCTTTAGTTATGAAGCCTTCTCTTAGCATCATATCTAGTTCTCGCATGCGTCTGTTCTGTACCTTTATCTTTTCACGATTAATTAAACCGTCACCTATTGGTACATCAGCGGGACTATACTCTTTCTTTTTCTTCTTGTCCTTTTTGCCAAAGCCAAGTTTTTGTAATGCTTTTTTAAACATAATTCTACGGTTGCTGCTTTCTGTTTTTAGAACCTTTCTTTCTACCTCGTTTTAGTTTAGCTCTAGCTTCTACAACAGGGTTCTCAGTAAATGCTTTTCTGTATGCACCTTTAATAGGGTCGTCATCTACTATAGCTTCTCCTATTTTTCTAGTAGGCAACTTACCGGCGTCATCAAGCCCTGCTCCAAAACCTCTAGCTGTAGCATCATCTAAAAATACTTTAGTTAAACCTAGCTGTCTAGCTTCATCTAAGTTGTTTAGATAATCGTTAATAACTTCTTCTACCCAACTTTCACGATAACCGCCCATTGGATTTTCTTTAGTTGCTGTTTTCTTCCAACCTCTTGTATAAGGCTGATTAAACATGTCTAACTGTTGTTGTGGGTGTATCATACCTTTTTGATTTCTAAAAGCTTCTCTAATGGCTTTCTGACTTTGTTTTGGTAGTAATTTAAAACCGCCAAAGTCAAATTCCCATACTTCATCTAGGTAATCATCAAAGTCTTGTATGCCAAACTTTCGCTTTTCTGCTAATGCTTCCATAGTAGACTGTATAAAGTCGTCGTGAAATTCTACTGGTAATATGTTTTCTAAAAAGTTTCGCATGTCAGGATGTATAAACTTAAGATACTCTTCCTCTACGTTAGCTGATACGCCTCTTAGTCGGTTAATATCTATCGGTAAATCCATTCGAGACCCACGACCTCTGTTACCTTTTTCCACTAGCTTTACAACTTCTTTTCTACGTCTATCCATACTAATTTCTACAAGGTTTCTGGCGGGTTCTAGCTCTAAGTTACTTGCAAAGTTAGCACCTTTACCTCCACCACCGGCTGTTTGCCTGTATATATTCTTAGCAGCATTAATATGTCCTATGTCTACTGCACCGGCATCAACACGTAGTAGTTCAAAAAAGTCCATAAGTTCAGTATCTGTAATATCAGGTTTATATTTACCAATTACAGCTCTAGCTCTTTCTGGACCTAAGCCTTTCATCATATCGTTAAAGGCTTCTATTGCTTCGAGTGTATCGTCAAACGCAAATCCAAACTGCAATAGTTTAAACTCTTTGTTTAGTGCGATTCTAGCTTTTTCTACCTGTCTTAATACTTCTTGTTGTTTCTGTAAAAACAATGCAGCTTCTGTATCTGTACCACCAAACTTTGCTTGTAGCTCTTTGACTAACTTTTCATTTATTGGTGTTACAACTTCTCTACGTAATTTCTCAGTATATTTAGGTACTCCTTCTGCACCTTCTACTCCTTTACCCATTACAGCAGCATTTAAGTCAAATACATCGCCTTTACCGGCAAGTATCTTCTGTCTTTGCTTCTCTGGTGTAGTTAGGTCTGGTAACTCTTTCTTACGTGCTGCATCCATAGCAGCCCACATAGCATCTACATTGTCAGGTGCATCTGTTGCATCTATACGTGAAGCAAGTCTAGCTCTACCACCTAACGCTGCAAAAGAATAAGCATCGCTTGCTTCATCAGCAGCTGTAGCCTTTTTAGTCATCTTTGCCCACATTCTGAGCAACTTTGGTGACTTAAGAAAGCGTTTTGGTATATAACTTAGACCTAAAGTGGCTAAATCAAGAGTATCAGGTAATAAAAACTCACCTAGTAAAGCTAAAGCTATATGCCTTTCGCCTAAACCGTCGATTATACCTCTTCTAGCAGTATATAAGTTCTTATCGCCAAGACCTATTCTGCCTAGTACAGCCTTATCAACTGACTCCATAGCATTACCAAAGACTGTTAGCCCTTGACCTACTAATTTTAAGAAACCATCACTATCTTTTTCTGGCTTATGCCCATCCACTCTCTTTTTAGCTTCTTCTATACCTTTTCGGTTAGCTTCTATTTCTTCTGGAGTTAGTTCTTTAAGATCTTCTGCTGTAGGATTTAGCTTTGCGTCTCCCTGTGCTTGTATATCTGCATCTGGTAGTAAAGGTACTCGTTGTTGATTCTTACGTCTATTCTTTTTATACTGTGGATAAATACGTTCTCGATAATCTCGTGTACCTTCACCTTGACGTATCTTGCGAAGCTCCTCGTTTCCATACTTTTCTTCTTGGTACTCTTCGTTAATACGTTTGTCTTCTTTCTGTTTCTCTTTTTTCAGCTCCTCTTCATAAGGGTCTTTTTCTGTCATCTTATATGTGATAAAATAGTTTGTTCTCTATCTGTAATACCAAATGTCGACCTCATCCAGTCCCTCCAGTTTTTACTACCTTTTTCCTGATTGCATCGCCTACAAGACGGGACAACATTTGTCGTCTCGTCTCTTCCGCCCTTACATTTCGGACGTACGTGGTCAATGGTGAGTTGTTGTAATTCATAAATTCCTCCGCAATAAACGCATGTACAGTTGAAGTGCTCTTTGATAGCTCTTCTCCAGAGCCTTTTAGAATCTGAACTTGTCATGGTTATTAAATTTTGTAGATAATGGTCAGGGTTAGGTAGTAATGGGGTCATTTTTTGATTTTGAGTCTGCTACGTCGGTTTTTTGATGGCTTTTGTAGTCTGCCACGGGTTTTACTACCCTTATAATGGGCGGCATCCAACCCGTCACGGTTGCCATATGTTCCAAGTTTCCTATTAAGTTTGTTTGCATTGACTCTAATTTCAAGACCTTTCTTAGTTTTGTTGTATTTCCGTTGCTGTTTACGACGTTTTGCCGCAGCTTTTGGATTCTTTTTGTAATATTTAGAAGTTTTGCTTGCCATAGACTTTCCTCTGTACGAGTGATGGGTCAACGGTAGGTAGAAGACGATTGAGTTTATCTAAAGGACTACCTTCGTAGGCAACACCAGTGATATCGTTTGTTTTTAGCCAATCGCAAGCTGCTTTTAGGTCTTGTGTTGTAGCTTCTCCACTACGTATTCTACGCAAGAAGTCTTCTGTAACAAGATAGTGTAGCTCGTTAAAACTTTCTTCTGTTGCTTTCTTAGGTAGTTTCTTTAGTTCGTCCATTAGACTCCTTTTAAATGTGGAGCAGCTTTATATAGTGGCTCTCCTGTTATTTTGTTCTTTTTACCGGCTTTATAACCTTTATATGCCGGAGTGTTTCCAACTTTATCAGCGTTTGTAACGGTATAAGGTGCACTTGCTACGTTTACTCCGTCTAACTTGCCATCATTGAAAGCATTGATTTTCTTAGCACCCTTAGATGCACCAGATTTTGCCATTAGTTTGGTAATAAGTTTTTCTTGACTAGCTCGACTAGCTTGTCATCTACAGTGTTATCTGTATTTTTTGCATAAGCTTCTAGTAGTTTTACTACAAGCTCTTTTACTGCATTAGTTTTAAGAAATGCAAATATTATAGGTTTAATTACTGTAATCATGATTCCTCCTTTTTAGCAGCTGCTTTCTTTTTCTTAGCAGCTTTTGTTTTACGAGCCTTTTCTTCGGCTTCCCATTGTAGTGTTAGTGTACTCATTTTTGCCAAAATTTCTTTTTCTTAGGTGGTAGAGTAGATGATATAGGCACTATGTCCTGACAGACTTTTGACATTTCAGTTCCGGGTCTATATGTAAAACCCTTACGCTGCAAGTCCGCACACTTGGAAGC